AGAGCAATCAAGCAACAAATTATAATATTCCCAGCTTTGCTAGGCATGCTAATCATCATATTAAGAAATACTGTTTATGGATTCTGGAACATGTGTAGTTTCTAAAACTATTCTAAGATGAACTACATGATATCTTGCATTAATCTAAAATAATTTGTTCTGTCTGTACTGTGTTGAGAACGGTTTATAGGTTTCAAACCTATATTTGGTCGTCTGAATGGTAAGTTTACGTTTACTCTTGCCTCAAACTTTTAGAAGTTGCACTTTTGTCAGAAGTGGTAGAACTATTCCCAGTTAGAAATTCATTAAAGAAATTGTGCATTTCATTCTTCTTTTTCTTCTTTTGTGGCTTTAAATTGCTAAGTTCTATATCAATCTTGCTTACAGCATTGAATATTAACTCACTGATTTCTTCACTTGTTATATTAGAATATAAACATTTTTCTGTCAGAAATTCAACATCACTAACCATATATTTCCTAATTGTTTTCAAAATCTTATATTTACCAGAGTTATAAACTGCTGTTAAAGCTTTTTGAACTAGAGGTTCAGGTTTAAAAGGTTCTTCGAATTTGTAGTTTGGTGTTGCTAAACAAATAAAATTCTCTATACTGTCTGAAATTCCTGCAAGAATGTTTTCTTTTTTGTCATTGAGAAAGTGTTTCTGAATACTTCCGCTTAACCTGCATGTCATAACAGCATCTTGCAAACTAACCAGTCTGTTTTCTCTCACAGGTTTCATGGCAAAATGGCTTCTCAGCATCTTCATGATATCATGTTCTTCGCCTCTAACGCATATCATCAAAAATTTCATGAGCTCTCCCAGAAGTAAAGTGTTTGATGGGATGAGATAAGCACTCTTCTTTTTTGTCACCCTCATCTGCCTTGCTATTTGATCATACGTGCTAGAATCATCCACAATATCAACCGGATTCAACTCTAAACTAATCTCCTCCAGTTTTAGAGTCTGACCGGTGATGCTAAACCCATGGTCGGACAAGACATTTTTAATACGCTCTGAAATTTTAATATCCTGCAATGATATCGTTTTGTATTCATAAAACTTGTTCATCACTTCGTTATTCAATTTGAGTTCATAATTGAAGTGGACACTATTCCCTATGAGTCTTTTAAAAGTAGGTATGAAGGTTTTGTTTTTTATGTTCTTGAACGATATCAAGTTCAGAACAGAATTACTAGCATGGCATGCTTCACAAGCCTTTATCAACTTTAATAACTCAAATAAATCAAAGCCATCTGAAGTCATGACTTCACTGGCTGACAATGAATGGAAATCAGAACCATTTGCTCTGTAGGTTCTTATGTTTTTTGAATCATTGACCATAGAGAATTTTAGCATTGTGCAAACATCTTTGAATGCTGACAAGCTATTGGTCCATTTGGTTAATCTGTCTGCAGCGAAATCCATCATCTTTCCTGCTGCATATTTTTCATCAATAGCATTTGCGAGAATTTCCTTGTGGAAGTTTACAGTTTCCTGGAAATCTTCCTCTCTCAGATAGTTATCGAATTCTTCTGCAGTCGAACATGACTCTAGTCCTTTATAAGCTATATCATGGATCTGATCAATTGAATCTCTTATTAATTCAACAGCATCATCGTCATCAACTCCACGAATGCAATATTCTACTATGTTTCCCATTTCTTCTCCATGTTCCAGGCTCTCCTTAAGGTTGCCAAGTATTTTTTTCATTAAATCATTACTGTCATCAACTGATTTGTACAGTTCTGTATAACATTCACCTACTTCAGCTAATCTAAGTTTATATCTCGACTGGTTATCCATGAGATTCCAGGTAAATTCTGAACTAGGAATGTATTTTATTTTACCTTTGAATTTTATCCTTTCTAAGTTCATGGGATGATTGGTGTCATTTATTAAGATAAGTAAAGTTTTGTTAGAACTTTCATGGATGCAAAACTCACCAGGGAATAGCTCTGACCGGATATTTAAGAAAGTATTGAGAACGCTTTGTTTATCATGGAGTAATTTTTGCAATAATTTATAAACAGATTTTGTGTGGGCTTCCCATATCTTTTGATTGTCTGGGTTCTGGAAAGAAAAGTGGGAATGAATTTGAACATTTATATCCTGATTTGTCATACTTAATTGAGCATAATTCTGGGGAGTTTTGATCCCTATTTTGTAAGAGTGGCCGGATACATAATAACCTCTAACATCTTGTTCATCAGTTTTGATATAGTGAACCTCATTCTGTCTTACATTGTCTATAACAAATTTAAATTCATTCTCGTTTATGTATTCAAAATTGTACAACCATGCTGCATGCTTGCTCATGGCTATTATTTGAGGCCTGAATGACACTGTTATGTGGCAAGCTGTTTTGATATTTTTTATAGCCCTTTTTACTTCACTCAATTCAGATTTTAATTTCTTCATCAAATCTACACCATTGAAATTCAACCTATTTAAGACCTCTTTAATAGAGCTTATCTCCATGTCAGGGAATAAACTCTGAAGTCTGTCTGATACATAAGCACAGCAATCTATCAGCTTTTCTAAATTCATATCTCTTTGAAGCGACACTATCAATCTAGAACTTCTGTCTATTACAAAGTTTAGATTTGTATAAAAATTTATGTTGGTCAACCTACTGTAGATCGTACTCCACATAGCCAGAGTATTGGTAATGAATGTCCTACCAAGATTGTATTTAGAGTAAAAAGGGAAGTTTTTTCTGCTAAAACATGTATTGATTGACAGCAACTTGTTTTGTGATTGTATCATATAATTTATTGATAAAACATATCTTTTCAATGTGCTTGAGATTTGGAATTCTTCTGTTTTCATTTCGTCTTTGTTGTTGTTCTGAACATGATTCTTAACATCATCAAATGTTTTCCTGTTGCCAAAGATATCATGCAATACAGATATGGAACCTTCAGTTAAAGGTAATTTCTTTAGACCTAAGCCTATTAGATAATCCATCCCATAGACTGCTGACATTACTATCAATCCAGGAGATCCTTCTATAACACTCGGGACTTTCTCTGTGATAAACCATCTAAAATTGTAATTTGCTTTAGGTATTGAGGCATTTGCAACTGTGTTTTCCATCAACGAGGTTACCATCTCGAAATTCATATCCCTGATCATTAGATCTGAAATAGTTTTAATAATTTTAAAATCATTGTCTTCTGTGCTTTGGATTTTAACAAGCTTGCTATACATATTCTCTCTATATGTCATCATGTCTTTAGAATCTGAGTCTAAAAATGTCTTAGCTTTAGATCTTAATATTCTGTCTAAAGCCAGTTTCTCTGTTGATTGATTGGACATTTGGTTTCTCTTACTAACACTGCTATAAGAATATAAGTTTGTGAGAATGTAATCTTTATCATTCATGGGAGAAATCAAGAAAGCTTCAGGATGATTTGCCATATGCCTATTCAGCTCCTCCAATTGCACCTCTGATAGCAACTTACTTTCATCAAAATCATTCATGTCCATCTCATCTACAACTCTACCTTTTAATGCTTCTATTATTTCTGAATTCTTTTTAAGATTTGGGAAAATTTTACAGAAATCTCGGAAGCTAGAATTCTTCATCAACGAATTCTCACTTACAAAACTTGGTAGCTTAACTATTTGAGTTATCATTGTTTGGAATTTCATGCCTATGCTCAAGCTATCACTATCTTCAGACATTAAGCTTGTCTTGAATAGATTCACCATACATATCATTTTTTTGTCTTTATCTGTTGTTTTGTCCCAAAGAATTCTTTTGAATAATTCATTAATTCTTAAACCTACGTAACCGATAGAATTCACGTTCTTCTTGAGTGCGTTGAAATCTTTTACATCAAAGAAACCCAATAAAATCTTGTAGTAGATCATCTGATCATTCACGGACGGTCCAAGGATGGATATCATTTCCACAGGGGCATGCATCCAGCCCCCGGCACAAATTGGTATTTCATTTTTCTCAAGTGGAAGAGCACTTTCTTTCGCAATGCTCATTATGTCATTCTCTTCCCCAGGCAGCATAGAATAGATGCTGAGAGATTGAACTTGGATTGCAGAATATGCAAAAGGGATCAATTCATTTGGACAGCCTTTTCTTAGCAGCATTGTAATATGTGTGGATAAAGACATCAAATCATCGAAATAACTATTATGTGAGCTTTCAGTGCTGCAGTTGGCTATATGTCGGCAGTACAAAGGTATGACAGCACCATTTATTATTCTTTCAGAAATAAACTCAACTTCTGATTCTGACGCATAGCTTTTTTTGGGGTTCAGAGTAATGCAATAACTCTTAAAATGAGACTGAATACTCCTAAATACCATTTCTGATAAGCTTGAACAATTAAACATTTTCAACAGTTTATTCGTATCTCCTCTCACAACCATAGATGTTGCATTGTCATCAGAATGGACCATCCATCTTATAGTGAAATCAAACTCAGACATCTTCTTCATTGCTTTTTCGTAGCCCATCATGGCGCATGAATGATAAACAGAAGAAAGATAATTCAAATTGCCTTGTAGCCAGTTCATTGTTACGGGAAATGTGTTGGTCTCCAAGTTATCTGTCAAAACGGATAAAGAAGTACCATACGATCCATACTCTGTCTGACCTCTTTTCAAGTTAAGAAAGATATCACTTGGTATGCACACTCTTTTTAACTTTATATACATGAGTATGCATTCGCACATCATATTGATCTCTCCAGTTGTTAAAACGGGATTCATGATGACGGCTAAAACATATTTATAAGTTAAATCTGATGCAGACCACTTTGACTGATCAGCAGAAAGGAAAGCCATCTTGCATTCTAAACCTTTTTGCAAGGCCGTATTGTAATTAGTTATAGTGTCATAAGATAAAGAAGCTAAGTTTTTTATTTTATAATCGCCAGATATTGAAATGGCTTCTGATGGATCAGATTGTGCAATATGTTTATAGGTGTGCTCAATGAAGTATAACATCATTTTTGTCTTCATGCTCATTAGATAAATCTCCCTATCCATTTTAGTCCTTTGCATCTTTTCGAAAACAGAGACTAAAAAATCAGTGTGGCCTGCGTTTGTTCTAGATTTCATTAAAACAAATTCAAGCAGTTGAATGAAGGATACTCTATTCCCAGCCAGACCCTTTCCCATTTTTTCCAGAGACTCTAAATCTATCTCTGTTATTTTATTGAATTCTTTAATGAGATCATACAATTCTTCGCTGACTTTTTTAGATTTGAGGACAGTGGTAGTTTTTAAAAACCCGTATCTTATTTTCATGAATGTTTCTACTGTCAAGGGATGACTATTGTAGTAAAACTTTTCTTGGTTAGTTTTCATGATCATTTTATTGTCGCCAGACATCATCAAATTGAAGAAATGTATGTACCTATCAACATCCAGGTTTTCCATTTCTAAAAAATGCACCAGTGATTCACTGTCTTCATCATGACATTTGAGAACACCTTTCAGTATGTAAAGGTTAGTCCCTTTTATATCGTCTGGATTCCTCCCCAAACATGCTTTCAATGCTTCTACAATCTCTGAGTTTTTTATGATGTCGGATTTGGAGCATTTTTTAGAAGAAGTCAATGTTTTGATCTTATACGGTGCAGAAAGGAAATCTTCTTTGTCTTCAATATTTGATCTACACAAACCTACATTATCTACAGTTTTCCTGTAATAATCAAACAAAGTTTTTACATTTAAAGCACCATCTATAGAGAATGGTCCTGAATCATTAAACATTTCTGGCTTAGGTTTTATTTCTTCATGTAGCTTGAACCCCATTTTTTCTCTAAATTTTATCTCCCATTCTGCTGGAACACTGATTAAAGTTGTCAAATTGTGCACATGAGTATGGAGAGATTTTGGCATCATGTATATAGCTAAATAAACATTGTTGTACAAACACTCAATTGTTTTTAAAGTTGATCCTGTAATTGGGCAAACAATATCGAGATCATGGATTCCGCCTGACATGTCATTTTCTTGATCTATAGTTAGTGGCTTAATGCTGTTGCTGAGGTTTATGCCTTCCATCTTCAAAAGCAGATTTTTTATACCAGAAACAAAAAAACAATCTACAACATTTGTTATGTCGGGATCGAACTTTTCAGCTATGTATTCTTTTATATTGGAATAATCTGACAATGGTAAAAATCCGGCATATCTCATGAAGTCAAAAATCCCCATTCTGCTTAATTTTGTAACAGTTCCAATGATGATTGATGAGAACAAAATCTTTTGTAAATATCCAATCTTGTTCTCGGGGCAAGTGAAAACATCTATTTTCGGCTGGTTCAGCCATTTCTTGATTTCTGTGCTGAGCAGAGAGTATTGAGCGAATACAACAGGTACTTTACTCGGTGCTTTGAACAAACTTAGAAGTCGCACCTGATTCAGTCTCTGGGGCCTCATAATATTTATATAGTTTGATCCTGATTTAAAAGATACAATAAGTTCTTTTGTATACAACGAAGAGAAATAAGGCTGAGCATCTTGTTCCACTCTATGCACAGTTATATACGGTACTCCGGATTTCCCTGTATTTAGCCCGTCTCCTTTGAAAGCCAGGCACACCATACTAGTGTTTGCGCAAGTCAAAATCTTGAAATCGGTTTTTTTCATAAATCTATCAGCCACCATTAAACCCTTAGCCATCTGCATCATGTCTTCGCTATATGTGTACACAGCCATTTCATTGCACACTTCATGGATATTCTTACATATGTTCATTTCAGATTTTATCAAGTTGCTTTTAGAAAAAAGCTTTCCAGGCTCTGACGCATATTCATTATACACTGTCCCGATCTTGCTTTCTGTGTGTTTCCTAATATCTAAATTGTGGAGAACATACATTGACTCTATCATAGATTTGCAGTAATATTCTACGTCTGGGTTGTCATGTCTGATCAGCCTTTTCTTATGGGTCACATGTTTTAATGATGTGTTTAGAGGTATTTCAGATTTTGAAATATCATATTCCCCACTTTTTTCGTTAGAGAACATTTCTTCTTGGATTTTACTTTTCAACTCGTCTCTGAACTCCGATTTTTTCTTTTTCCCCATGTCTATATTCATCAAACCAAGTCCTTTAAAGAAGTTTTTCCGCGTTTCTATGCTAGCTTTGTTTGATAATGTAAATTCATTTCCATTTCTAGTCTTAATCGCATCTAGTTCAACCCATGCTTTTGATTTCTCTGTTCTCTCTATCTGAATACTTCCATCTTTAATATCTACAACATCTTCCAACTTGGCTTTGGAATGGCCTGTAGTGTCACAGCTCATTTCCAGCAGACATGTTTTAACAAGCCTGTATAAAATTTGGGCAAAAGAACAATCAGCTCTAGAACCACCATAAGGTTTGTTAAAAATTAAATCTTTTGTTTCACCAAAAGCTTGTCTGAACTCATCTATTATAGAGTTATTGTAGTTCATTTCACTCATTTCCACTTTTTCCATCATTGGAGACCAACAGATTGAGAAGTTAGTTTTAGTTTCTTGAAGATCGTTTGTGAAACATCCGGGATAAGCTTTCTGATATTCTTCAGCATTAATATTGAAGGAATCTTCTATACTCTTTATTTCGATCTCCTTTGACTTTTTGTCTAGCACATCTGTCTTTATCTTTCTGAGATGATCATGGTAAAGATTTTCAAACGTGGCTTCATTTTCATCTAAATATTCTTTGAGCTCTTGTTCATTTCCAGCGGGATCTATTCCCATCATTGTGCAGCAGTTTTTGTATCCTTCAAATCTATCTTTGGAGTGAATATCGCTCATAGTGTTTTTATAATAAACATAATTGCCAAAAAGAAAGTTCACCATTAGCTGTTTACATATTTTGTCCTGGGGGATAGAGTTTATCATGTCTATAATGTCTGTGCTCATCTGGTTTTGGGCAAGATTTGTTTTCTTGTACTCATACGACCAGTGGCTGAAAAAAACTTCATTTGTTCTATTCATATACTCACCCACCCTTGACAACAATGCATTCTTAAATGTCTGTGTTTCTGCATAAAACCTTTGGAAACAATCTGCATTATTCCCCACCATCTGCCTCAAATTTCTTACACTTATTATGTTACTCTTCACAGCTGAAATTCTTCTGTCATTGAATGTTTTATATGGTGAATTCCTCATCTCTTGTATTACTCTGCATGTTGTAACTGTTACAGTCATTTGTCCTGTTGGATTGAGTATGACTATAGTAACAAAAATGGGATGTCTTTCAAGAAATGGTTCATCGTTGATTTTAATGTCTTTAAATGTCTTCCAAATACTGTTGTAGTAATTTTCTGCTGTTTTGGTTTCAGTCATGGAATCAACAGATACTTTCCAATCGTACACCATCAAACATGCTCTTTGACCTGCAGACTCTTTATATACAACATAATTATCAGGTGTCAGATGCTGAAACACCAGCTGTGATAGGAGTTCATCCTTCTTTTCTATCTTATTGATTATGGCAGTAGAAGCACTGCAGAAATCTATGTATGCCAGCAGACACTCTTTCAAGAATACATCACTCCTATGCTTTGGGACATTATGCAGATACTTGCTAGCCATTGCTCCAAATAAATCATGTCTCATTAATTCCAGCTCCTTATATTTGTCTAAGAAAAGAGATATTTCAGATTCTATCTCTTTTTGATCAATGGAAGATGAGCTCTGGTGGTAGTTGATTTTCATGTTTTCAATCTTGTCCAGACAGTAACTCATTGACATGACAGCACTTAAACCAGATTCAATAGAACCTTGACCATTAGGAAAGTTGTTACAGACCACATTTGACATTGTCATCAATTCATCTTTGATGTTTTTTAAGAATACAGTAGTTTCCCCTATGTTATCTAGGAAGCTGTTGATAGTCTGAATATTCATTTTCTTTAATTTTGTTGCACTGATTGCTCT